AGAGTACTTCCCTAGATGGCTGTTGCTGATCTTATTCACCACCGAATACCTGAGAGCATCCATCGCATGATTGAAATTATCCACGGGCTTATTGGTCATCTGCCCGTTCTTATCCTCTATGTACTTGTAGTTCCTGAGTTCCTTGATCAGGTTGTAACTTCCCTCCGTTGCAAATAATTTGTATCTCCTGATGATGTCTATACCTAGATTGATTGCCCCCTTGACCACCGGCTTCACGTTCCACCCCATCCGGTAAATCTCCTCAATGCTTTTCGGCTCTGCTGAATCGGCAAAGATCTCATTAGCCTTGTCTAGCCCCAGGCTCTGCATTTCTTTTGCTATGTCTTGGTTGGTCATCCCTGTCCTGTAGATCAGTTCATCTACATACATCGAGTCATCTAGAATGTAAGTCCGAACCAATGCCGTAGGATCATTGCTAAATCCAAAGTCAAGACCATAGGCTACTAGTTTAGCCTCCTTTGGTATCTGCTTGGTAGTACTGAAGGTATATACTAGGGATCGGCTCTGTCCCCTTTCCCCTAGCCCGTAGACCCTCCAATAATTTTCATCAATCTCCTTGAGCCTTTCGATTTCTGCTTTGATCTCAGCCCCTAAAAATGGGTTATCCTTGTAGGTAGTTTGGTAGAATTCTACATCCTTTCTAGGAAGCACCTGATCATATATCCAATGGAATTCTTCAGATGGGTTGAAGTCAATTATTACCTTTTCATTTGTACGGAAAAGCAACTGCTGCCAGTCTTCAAAGGTCAATTCATTAGCCTCATTTGCAAAGAGTAGATCTCGCTTTCTACCCCTAATCTTTTGAGGCATATCCAAAGAAATGAATTCAATGGTGTTTCCGTTTAGTTTGTATTCAGATGCTGTCTTGCTGTGGTCATCTTCAGAGTAGATCTCGTGATCCTTGAGGATAGTCAAAAAGTCACGCATGACAGTACCCCTCAAAGCAGGGTAGGTCTTCCTACAGATAGTGATGATTTTACCGCTGTTCTTTTCGCAATATGAAAAAATTATCCAGAGAAGGATGTTATAGGTCTTCCCTGATCTCGTGCCACCTTGCTGTACTACTATCTTGCTTTTGCTACTCTCAAGATGGCGAAATACTTTGTTTGTCTTTATACTAATTGCCGTCATCCACGATCTTCACCTCGAATACCTTTTTGCCATCTGCACCTGTGATCTCCTGCCTTTCTACATAGCCCCTCTTTTTAAGTTTGGTTTTGCAGGCGAAAATGATAGCAGTAGTATCTTTGTCCTTAATCTTTTCTACTAAGGCATCCTCCACAAAATCAGCGAAGTCTTCATCAGGCTCAATGGATTCCAATGCAGATAGGAACTCAGGATCTTTGACCTTCCAATCATAGAAAGTCCCCCTGTCCATATTGGTAGCCTTGCAGGCCTTTGATATATTACCAAAGGCCTTTCTGTAGGCTTCAAGAAATGCTTTCTTTTTTAAGTCCATTTTGTGGATTTTTGTCTATTTAGTTGCTATTCTCTTCAGTAGCCTCTACTACTTCTACATCTTTCTCCTCTAATTTGTTCGGGATTCCTGCATCATCTAGTAACTTCTTAAACAAGTAGGCAAGTTGAAAGATTCCTTCCTCCTCATCTAGTGTGATGCTGACTACCTTCTTAGGGCTGTTAAAATTTAATTGAAAGTTTGACATTGTTTTTTTGTTTTGGTTTTGTAGTCAGGACAGGATTCGAACCTGCATGATATCCGCAGACATCTTTCACTTGCGTTCACTACCTCACTAGGTTTCCGTGATTAACGTCTTCCTATGTACTTCCCGTAAAAACAGGGTACACTTTCCGCCACCTGACTATTTTCTTTTTAATCCATCCACTTGCCATGAGTCCTGAGATGCCAGAACCTATGCTTCAGCACCTCAAGGATCAGGGATGTAAGGCTATCAGATTCATAGAATCCTTCCTCCACTTCTAGTTTGAACTTTGCCATAGTTAGAAGGGTAGATCGTAGTCTTCAGCCTGGTAAGGAGTTGCAGGAGTAGCAGGCATCTTGTTAGCCTGTGGCTTTGCCCCTTCCTCTTTCTTGTAATCATTCAAACTGATTGCTACATCCTTGCCGTATTCATTCGGCTTATCGTAGATGTTTACATTCAAGTTGACATACTTCTTGCCGTTGTAGGTGTATGCGTGTGCTTCGGCATCGGATAGGCATAGGGAAGCCGTGATCCAAGAATCACTTCTTTTCTTCCCGTTTCCTAGTTTGGTTTTTGGTTTGTTGTCCATGTGTTTATTTATTTGGTTTTTCTTCTTCTCTTTACTGGCTTGTTTTCAATCACCGGTGTCTCTGTGGTGAATGCTACCTCTACCTCCTGCAAAGCCTGTGCTGCTTCCTCTTCCTGCTGCTTTCTGTACCATGTAGTGTTCTGGTCATTGGTGTACCATCCATATAGGTAGTTGACTAACTCTGCTCTACATGAACTGCACCAATGGCTAAAATTGTGCTTCGGGTTGACATAGGTAGTGTATAGGTGAATGAGTTCAGCGTATACTTCCTTGCTATAATTGCGAATGAAAGCGTGCTTTTTGTAGCATTCGTAAAGTTCAAAATGCTTCTTGAATAGTTCGTGATCTTCAGGTGTCATAATTCAAATTTGTTAGTGAAATGATCCTCCACATACAGGTAGATGAAGGGTACTATACTAGATATAAATATGGCAGATAGCAAATCCGTTTTTAAGATTAGAAAAAACAGGCTAATCCAAAAGGACATACAGAAGGAGCAGGAGAAAGGCTTGACTAGTTTCCGCTTTGTTACCCTTGTAAATACCGCAGGTACATTCAGGATGTAGAAGTAGATCAGGGTTATCCCAATTGACCCTAGTATACTAACTGCTGCTTGATACATTTTCTGATATTTTTAATTGTGATAAAAATTGAGGTGTGAGGAATGCCCGTCTGCTTTGATACCTTCCTAACTGATCCGAGTTCCACATACATCTTGAGTATTTCCTGATCATACCAATAAAGCCCTTCCACTATCTTTGAAATTGAGTCTGCTACTGCTTGGCTGTTATCGATCTCCTCCTCTTCCTTGATAAACTTGACTATGTCCTCCACGGGTACAAGGGCTGCATACATCCTGCCGAATTTGCCGTATTTGCTATTGGTTTGATTGCAGCAGATCCTAACAATCCAGAACTTGAAAACCTGCTTTCCTTTGGCTTCTAATTCCCTGAGTTTTTCCTGATCGTATTCTAGGACTATCACCGCTACCTCTTGCCTGAGATCTTCCCATAGATCCTTACCTATGTTCTGAAAAACATATTTAAACTCCTGATCATATAGCCATCCGATCGCTTTCATTTGAGGCTAATTACTTCGCCTGTAGGAAGCCCTGCGTAGTCGCATAGCCATCCGTTCCATTCGAACCTTATCTCTTTGTCACGGCCTTTAAATGAAGCCGCAAGGAGTCTGATTTGTTGCTGTACTATTTCAATACTTTGAAAACTGCCCTTACCCTTATTCATCCACTTAGACCATTCTCCGCTTGAAAGCCTATAGCGGATCTCAAGGGAATAATCTAGTCTAGATTTTGGTAGCATTCTAGGCATTCTGCTTCTTTTCTCTGATGACTACTTCTAATCCTATAGCCTCACATATCATTCTAAGATTGAACAGGCTTATAGACTCCCATCCATTCTCAACTTGATTGATAGGTGCATGAGATATGCCTAATTTCTTACAGAGTTCTAACTGAGTGAAGCCGCTTTTCTTCCTGGCTTGTCTAATAAATCTTCCTTCTTCTACGCTCATTTGGTTTGTTATTTATTCAAATATAGTATTAAAATTAATATCCAAGGTAAAAGGATGAATTTTGTCTAATCTGTACAGCCGCCCATGTCGCAAGATGTTCCTTCAAAATCAAATTCTCCTGTGAATTCCATTTCGAATTTTTTTCTATACGGTATCATATCATCATGCCAAGTATTATACTTTCCTTTTTCCTCCTGCTTTGCAAACCATTCAAGGATTTGTGGCTCAATAAAGTAGTTTTGTTTAATCAGTTTTGGGCTTTTGTGATGGCATCCTTGACAATTACTAAATTCAGGAAAAATAAATTCAGGATAATTTTTCCAGTATTTATCAATATCATTTTTTTCAATTCTATTCGTGATCAGAGGATATGACTTATAAGAAACAAGTACATTTTTTGACCACTTATTTCTTTTGCTTCCTGTCAAAGATGTATCAGAAGGAAAATCAAAATATTTTTCAACTTTCAATTTAGGCTTTTGACCTTTCTTGATTTCGTATGCCCTTTGAAGTTCATCATATCTAAATCCAATCTGCTCTTTAACGATCCCGTATCTGAAATAAAGATACTCAGTCATGGGCTTGATCTTCATATCAGTAGTACAAAATCTTCTGCTCCAGGAAGGTAAGCATCCTGCATTATCAATTACTTCATCAAAACTTTTGCCTCTTACCCAAATAATCTCTTTCCCTAGTTTTTGTTCTAATTGCATCATTATCTTCAGAGTCTTTTCAGATTCAGCAGATGCAATAAAATCACCGTTTAATTTGTTTTGAGCATAGGCCAAAACTGTAAGATCCTTTGGCATACAAAGAGGATCATCGATACAAACACAAGCAAAAATATTTACATCAGCAGGATAATGAATTGCCATGTAGGAAGACGTTTTGCCTCCGCTTAAACTATTGATAGTTTTCATATTTAAAAAGGTAACATTTTATAAATTCCCATCTGAATGAACTCTTCCCCTTTCTTCACTATGCACTTCCTGACATTCAACTCGAAGACCATTTTATCATTGAATCCGTACTTCTTTTGCGCTAGGTCTATCAAGGGCTTGCAGGGATTATCTATGTCGGCTGCCTTGCTACTGAATCCAAAGAAGAACTCAATCCTTAGCATATCTGTAGAATCAATCTTACCGGCAGGCATCATAAAAAGCATAGTCTTTTCGTACTCCCTGTAGGCTGCTGATTTTATCTTCCTACCTAGAAATGCCCCATTGACTGAAAGAGGCTTCTCATTGATCTTGAATTGTATCATATTGACTTAGTCCTGTAGTTACCCATAACTTATTTAAAGAAGGCTTGTAATATTTTATCAAATAATATTCACAATCTCTTGATTGACCTTGATTAATAAACTCAATTAAAGCCACCTTGTCAAAATCCTTTTTAGATTTATGAGATACCAGTCTATCGTATATACGCTTAGTCCTTCCTACATAAATTACCTCTTGATTTTTTTTTAGAATATAAACAAAATATCTGCCATTAGCCTTCATTAAAGGTAATGTAATTTCATTTCTATTAATTGAATAAGTGTAGTACGCTTTTTCAATTTGCTTATATACCATTTTTTTGAAGAAGTCTTTGGATGCTTCTTTGATTTGTTCAGTTAATGTTTTCATAATTTCTTTATCTGCAAGCCTTATAGATTTGATCCATCCCGATAGTATACAGGGCTACTATCACCATGAACAGAAAGCCTACTTCAAATTCAAAATGTAGCAGGGTAAAGATAGAAAGCAAGGTAGACTGTATGCTGAACATATCCTGCTTTTTAGGGATAAATTGGTGAAGTATCTTTTTCATATTTTAATTTTTGAAAGCCATTGTGAGTAAATCTCTGTAGCAATTTGCGCAGTCATTACCGGAGGAACACTCATTCCAATTAGGTAATGGGGTTTTGTTTTTAAGAAATTATAGTCTAAAGGATAGGTTCCTATTTTTGAAACTTCATCTTTGCTAGTATATTTTGGGCAATCAAATAAAACTAAACTATCTTCATGGCTAGTCAAAGTACTTGCTAC